CCACACGAAGGTCGACTCGGCGAACGCGACACCCTCCGCCTTTTCCGCCGCGGCGTGCGTCCGGGTCGTCTCCTCCATGTACTTGTCGACCGCCTGCCCGATCGGACGCACCGGAATCAGGTCAAGAATCTGAATCGGCCGCGCGGCCCCCTCGACGAGCAGCCCACTCCGCACCGACTCCGGCGCGAAACCGGCCGACGTCTGGAACAACGTCTTCAGGCTGACGTCGAGCTCGATCGTCTGCTGGATCTGCTTGTGCTTCCGAAACGCGTCCTTGTAGACGGGGCTCTCGACGAACATCTGCCCGAAGGACTTCGTCTCCGTCGCGTCGCTGCGCGGGTGTTCGACACCGCCACGCACGGGCTGATTCCGCGCCGTCTCGCGCTCACCGATCGCCCGCTCGACCTCCTTCAACTCGGCCTGCTGCAACTCCGACCCGAGGTTGTCCAGCTCGACGTTGCGCGCCTTTACCTTCGCGACGGCGTCCACCGAGTCCACCGCGCCCAATTTCTCGAGGACCGTCTTCCGCGAGAAATCGTAGACGCCGCCCTCGGCCTTCGCGGCCTCGAAAACCTCACCGAGTTCCTTCTGCTTCGTCTGGAACTGCTGGCGCTTCTCGGCCACTGCATTGCTGATGCTCATTGTGTTCGACTCCAGGGTGTGTCGCTGGCGCCGCACACAAACGAGTGCGGCCACTTCCAGCGCATTAGGTGCGCTTCAGAAATGGCCGCCGAAATGGCCGTCACGGATTGTCGTCCTACGCCTGCAATCTATCCCATCACGCCCGACGACACCATACAGGTGCGCGCCGGGCCGGTCGTGCCGTTATGTGCCCTTCGTCTCGACCGCGGTGCGCCAGGCCGCCGCGTTTGTCCGCACGACCGCCGGCTGAAATACATTCGTCCACCCGCAGCCCTTGCACCGCCACGCATCCCGAGGGGCGGGCAGATGCTCTCGGTCGTGGGGGGCACGAAAGAGCCCGATCAACTCCATCGGCTGCCGCGCCTCACCGATCCACGCCGAACACCGATGGCACCGCAACTGCTGCGACACTGGAGGACTGGTCACGCCGCGCTCAGTCGCCGGCTCGTCCGCTGGAAACGCGCGAACTCCTCGGCCGCCGCATCCGCCAACTCCTTCGCCGCCTTGAGCTCCGCCTCACGCGCGACCCGTTCCGCCTCTGCCGCCTGGGCCTTCTCCTCCTCGCTCGGCTCCGCCGGGGCGAGTGGGGCCGGCGGCGGGTCGGCCTCCTTCTCCTTGACGGCAAGCGTGCGCGTCCCGATGCCGGCCCCGATCGCGACCGGGCTCACCTCGAACGCGGCCAACTTGGTGATGATGCGATGGGCGCCCTTCTTCCGCCATTCCTCGTCAGGCACCTCGGAGCCCTTCGGGATGAAGCCGAACGACCATTCCTGGTCCGACCCCATCTCCTTGAGGACGTGGAAGGCATCCCGCCCACGCGCGGTCGCGAGAAACATCTTGCCCTTGAACACGAGATGCTTCCCCTCAACGTGCAGCGTGCCCTTGCCCACGGGCGCGCCACCTCCACCATACACGATGCTGTGCCCGTACTCGGACATCTTCACCTTCATCCCATTCTTGACGGCGTCCTCGCGGATGACGTCACCATCGCGATCGACGACGCCGAGCGTGGCGACCACCGCTTCGACCTCGCCCTTCTCCGCATCCTTGATCTCGAGCGCGCCGATGTGTTTCGTCTCGACCTGCTCGGTCGCGGCAGCGTCACCCTTGAGCACCACCATCGGGGGTCTCCTCTGTGTCATTACGTTAGGCCGGCGCTACTTCGCGGCGGCGGCCTCGTCGATGGCTGCCCGGTACGCAGCCACGATCTGCGTGAACGATCCCTGCACCCCACCCGCGCGCACCCGGCGAATCGCCATCTGCGCCCGTTCAAGCGCCTTGCCCGTGTACGGTTCCAGAATCGCCTCGAGTGCGGTGGCGAGATCGGGGTCGCGCACCAGTGGACGCGAGTCGGTCGGGAGTTTCGTTGCGGTCATGCCCTGCCTCCATTGTGGGACGCGCCGTTGGTCCGCTCGGCACGCTCGAATGCGCGCCAGAACAGCGGATCGACGCGCGAGTGTGGACTGTTTTCATCGTGAATGCCGCGACACACGTAACAGGCGCGATCGCCATACGTGGTCACGAGTGCCTTGCTTGCCATCTCCTCTGCGTCGTCGTCCTCAGTGAGATCCTCCTCCTCCTCACCATCAGGATCGCCGCCCACCGGCTCCGGATCAGGTACGCCCGGACCTGCCGGCAGCGTGTTCGACGGGCGGAGATACACGCCGTCCTGCGTCGGGTCGGGCTCCAACCCCACCATCTCCCGCGCCTCGTTCACCATCGCGATGCCAGACGTGAGCAGCCGTGACGCCCGCTCCGCTTCCTGGTTTCGCTCCTCTTGAAACGAGGAGACCGTCGAGCGGTCGAACTGGATGCGGAACCGCCGTGGTTGGCCCACGAAATCGGACAGGAGCTGCGTCGTCGCGACCTCGGCCAGGTCCGTCTGCATCGGCGTCACGCACTGCACCCATGCCAGTCGTCGCAGCTCTCGCATCGTCGCCCCGACCTTCGTCGATTGCAGCCCCGACCCGAAGCCAACGACAGCGGCCGGAATCCCGAGCACCGCGCAGACCCGCTCCTCCACGATGTCGCGCAGGTTCGGCAGCATGAGCTTGTTCGGATCGAACCCGAACTGCGACACCTCGGTCGGAAGGCTCATGACCAACGTCGAGCCCCGCTTGTTCCCCTTCACCTTGTCGTCGATCTCTGCGCGCAACTCCTCGACCTGCTTGGCCGATGGCTTGGACGCGTCCGACTTGGGCGACACCACCAGGCCAGGGATGCCGTGGTTCTGGACGATCGAAGCGGAGAACTCCGCCGCCTCGTCATCAGTGAACACCTCACGCAACAGCGACCGGAGCGGCGACATCCCGATCCGGTTGTCCCGTGGGTCGAGCCCGAACCGGAAATGGACGACATCGCGCGGCGCGAGCTTCGTCGGCTGACCATACCCGTGCGCGTACTCGTAATGCGAGATGAACTGCGACCCGTCCTGCGGCCACTTGGGACGCATGAGCCAGTGGGGGACGTACCAGAGCTCCAGCACGTCACCAAAGGCGTTCCGCACCTTCCGCCAGTAGGCGTTGCCGTCCAGCACGTAACTGACGATCGTCGCCTTCCAGAGCGCGTTGCCGCTATAAAACCCGTTCGGCCGCGCGATCAGCGCCTCGGCCGGATGGTCCTCGGCCCGCTTCCAGACGCCGTTTGTCGAACGCTGGACGACCGCTTCGGCCTCGGTAAACGCGCGCATGAGCCACATCACCGGGGCCGCGATGACGTTCGAGTCGAGCCCGTCGCCCACCTGACGCGCGTAATAGGACAGCGCCCGATGCACGGTGGCGTTGTCGATCACCCCGTCGGCACGGATGAAATCGAAGGATTTTCGGACTAGATTGCGGAGAAAGCGCGGCAATCGCATGGGTTATCCCCGAGGAATGGACGCGACGAGCCACGACGCCGCGGGCTGGCCCTCGCCAGCCGCCAAGGCGTCGTTCCGCGCTTCCCATGACAGGATCGCCGCCATCGCCGCATCAATCTTGAGCGGACTGTCCGGCCGTTCCTTCCGTAGAATCCAGAGCAGCTTGCCCTCCTCGTCAACGAGTCGTGTGTACTGACGCCGGCAATTGGCGACGTGCGATTCCAGCCGCCTGTTCCCATCGTGCGACAACTCGCCCGCCGCCATCGCGCCCTGAAAGGAACGAATCGCGTAGGCCATTGGCTTGCGCCGGTTCGTCCACCACTCGACGACCCGCGTATCTCCGTACCGTCCGGCCCAATGCGCGATCCAACTCTCCCACTTCGGCGGATCGGCGTACAACCGCCAGACATTCCACCGCGCGAAGGCGTCAGCGACGATGCCATCCACCTCCGCGACCGGCACTTCCCAGGACTGGTCGTTCTCCGGCTTCTCCCACAGCCCGACGAGCCACTGGAACCCGGACTCGACATGCGTCGCCACTAACGCCGTCGCGTCGTCGAACCGCCCGCCGTCAAAGCCTAACGTGATGACCTCGCCGTCATCGATCACACGATTGGCCTGGACCAACTCGCGCCACCGCTCGACGTCGAACGCGCGGCCCGCCGCCTGCACCGAGCGGTTGAGCCACACCCGCTCCAGATAGGCGATGTCCGCGTCCGGCTCCTGAAACGACGCCACAATGCGGTCGGCGTCCGTCCACTTCGCGATGTACGGCCCCGACGCTTCCAGGACCGCCGCGCGCAACCCGTCCTCGGTCGCGATGTCGTGCTTCGGCGACGCCTCACGATGGAAGAAAAAGAGACGCGCACTCGACGCCTTCTCGG